GCTTTACTCCCATTGTGTTTGTTGTTTTGCAGTGGCCGTTGGGTGCGTTCCTGCACACCCAACCAGTCCTTTATCCTCGACTGAGGAGCAACGCCCCTTCAATCAAAGATATCAGGGGCGGAAAAGAAAAAGATTAATAAAAGAAAATTGGTATGAAACGTGTTAATTGGGATGCTTGCAGGTGACTAGTAGTCCACCAAGCGCATCTTAACGAAGCACGGGTGTGTGATAAAGCAGGGTAGGGCTTTGATCGACTTGATCATCGCCTCGACCTCATCCACCTCGCGTTCGGTAATGTTGTACCTCCGTTCCATAAATTCAAGCACCGATTTACGGGTCGGCACTAGCTGAGATTTTGCCTTGTAGCGAGCATTTTCGTTGATGTAGCTGTCGTTCATCACCCGCTCCATCTTCTGTAAGATACCTTCGGTAGGATTGGTGGCCTCGACCAATTCCGTAAGGCGGCGCAAGTAGGCGCCCAAGATGGGGTAACTGGGGGTGACGCATGGAAATGACTTGACTATTGCTAGCGCTACCATGGCTGTTGCTTCGCTGGGCTTCACTCCCCGCGCGATGGTGGCAGGATTCTTAAAAATCTTGCCCCACTTCAAAAAGGCGGAGGGTAAATTGGCAAGGATCCAGGATCCTTTGGCATTTTTGAAAATGCCCATTCTAAGAAAGACGGTGTCCACGGGTTCCACGAGTTTGGTCTTGAGCGTTAAACCCAGAGCTGTGGATGCATCGGAGAAACTGATGCTGTGGTAGATTGCGTAGACACGCATACAAATGTGGACCATTGAGCCGAAGATGCTGGTGCCGGCTCCTCCGGTAGGCTCGTGGGGGTGGCACTCCCCGTTGATGTAGATTTTGTCCTTGCCGCTTCCGGCCTTTGCCTTGAATCCTCTAGTGACGGTCTCCATAATGCTCTCGAGCGAATCAGTCAAGCCCAGTACACTCATAAAGAAGGTTATCAAAAGAAACCAGAATAAGTACTGCGATTGGTCAAACTTGCTGAAATCGTCTAGGTTCACCTTGCCCTCGGTAAAGGGAAGTCCCTCGTGTTCTCCGGTATTCACGCCGACACTGGAACCGTCGTCGCACGACACAATGCACGTGTTTACATCAGGGTTCAGGAGGAGCTCGGGATACTGCTGTACCTCCTTGTCGTCTGAAATGATGAATTTCACGCTGCAAATCGTCCCATCTTTCCGCTTGATGTCAACGGGAGGCGATTCGACACTGAGCCGTTTCTTGAGAAAATCGGTGAGAGTGCGCACGTCGGACTGCTGCTCCACCTGAAACGAGTTGCTGAGGGCCACAATGATGCGAGGAATCATGCCCAGAAAAGCGGCGCCATAGAGATCCTCGAGCTCTTTGAGGGCGATGGTTTCGTTCCACTTCATGGCTAGGGACTTTTCCCGCTTGACACCTGAGGTGGCCATGTCATAGGCAGTGGCCAGCATGAGCGCGGCTTTCTGTCCTCCAGCGGCTTTGGCACAGCGCTCGATGGTCCATTCCTCGTCTTCCAAGACGTAGTCAGAAACGAACAGCTTTTCGAGCACGTCGTAGA